TCGTATGCTGATTGGAAATTTATCAAATCAGTGGATACGTCTAATCCAATTTTAGTTGGAGCTGAAGGAGTACGATACACGGATAGCGGTATTAGTTTCAAACCGAAAGAAAAACTTGAACATTATTTTGAGAAAGATTTAAGCGGGCAGAAAGAAGATATTATATTTAATGTACACAAGTTTAAATCATTTATTAAATAAACAGTTATGACAGAATTTATTTCACTTTACGATTATTTAGGTAAAGCAGCAGGTAAGGAATTAGGTAAACGAGTAGCAGAATACGCTACATTGGCTGTAGTACGTACTAAAGCAAGACAAATATCAAATCCAGCTTATACTGGCTTTGTTACATTGTATCCAAAGGCATTTTTAGAGTTATATTTTTCAGTATACACCGCTTAAACGGGAGTAAGCGTTTAATAAATAAATACGATCCCAAACAAATAAATTTATCTATGAAACAAGCAGTATTATCACTGTCAGGTGGAATGGACAGCAGTTCATTATTGTTACACCTATTAGCTAATGGCTATGAAGTAACAGCATTGGGTTTTGATTATGGTCAAAAGCACAAAGTAGAATTAGAGCGTGCTACATCATTGGTTAACTATGTAAATGAAAAAAACTGTGGATGTGGTGGTAAACCTATCTACGGAAATGTAACATTTCAAATTATTAAATTAGATGGTCTATCTCAATTATTAAATTCATCTTTAGTAACTGGTGGTAGTGATGTTCCTGAAGGACACTACGAACAAGACAACATGAAAGAAACAGTTGTACCTAATCGTAATAAGATTTTCTCTTCATTAATTCAAGCTGTAGCATTATCGCTTGCAACTAAAGATTTAGGAGGTGGAGTTTTAGAAAAAAGAGATGTAGCTATTGCTATGGGTATTCATGCTGGTGATCATGCTATTTATCCTGATTGTAGACAAGAGTTCCGTGATGTTGATTTTGAAGCATTTAAAACAGGTAACTGGGATTCAGAATTAGTATATCACTACACTCCATATCTTGAAGTTAATAAATTTGATATCTTAGAGGATGGGCAAAGATCTTGTAATATCTTGGGTCTCGATTTTAATGAAGTATATGCTCGCACTAATACATCATACAAACCAATGTTACATACAGTACAAGTAAATGATGATATTAAATATGAAGGTTGGTTTAGTGATTATAAATCAGCTGCATCAGTAGAGCGTATTGAAGCATTTATTAAATTAGGACGTCCTGATCCTGTAGCATATGCTGACGAAACAGGACCAGTAACATGGGAAGTAGCTAAGGCTCATGTAGAAAAAGTATTAGCTGAACACAATTCGTAAACAAAAATCAAATATAGTTATGAGTTATCAAACTAAAGTACGTGCGAACTACTTAAACCGCACAGCAAAATTGTCATTCTTTACTCACCGTCAAAAGCAAGGTGATTTAACAAGATTATCAGAAGAAACTGATTACTCTGTTAGCCACTTGTCAAACATTACAAACGGTAGACGTAGAGTAAATGATACAATTGCTAACGCAATGTACATGTTAACACGTCGTCGTGTAAAAAACACTGAATTCGCTCAAGCGTAATTCAACCAACATCCACCCCTAAAAAGGTGGATGTTTTTTTAATTTATTATTATGCATGAAATATTACATATATTAGGACTTTGTGGAGACAAACATCCAAGTATTGCTGCTTTTATTTTAGAGTGGCATAATTTTGGTCCTATATTCAATTATATAAAAACAATATTCAAATGAGTAAAATCGACCCACACAAACTACTTATCAGTAGTGATTTCTACACAGTACAAGGTGAAGGTATTTCATCAGGTATTCCTTCATATTTCGTACGTTTTGGTATTTGTAACCTAACCTGCGGTATGTCTCGTGCATACACTAATGCTTTAGCTAAAGCTCAATTACTAGAAGACGGTGAAATATTCGTTGGTGATTTACACGCTGAAGGTAAAGCAACTTGGACTTGTGATAGTACATCTCAGTGGTTATGGAGAGGTGAAGATAAAGAATTCGATTATCTAATTAATCGTTGGAAAGAAGAAGGTGTATACGATTATATTAAAGACGGTTCTGTTCATATTATCTGGACTGGTGGTGAACCAACAATTAAAGGACACCAAGAATCAATCGTTAACTTTACTAATTATTGGTTAAGTAGATACCTTGATAGAAACGATGTTACTCCATTTTATGAAATTGAAACTAATGGTACTATTGTAATTGAAGAACCATTATTTAAAATGTTGGATCAAATTAACTGTTCACCTAAATTAAATAATTCAGGTATGACAGAAAAACAACGTATTGTTCCTGCTGCCATCAAGCGTATTATGGAACATAAAAACTATCAATTTAAATTCGTTATCAGCACAGAAGAAGATGTACAAGAATTATTCCGTGACTTCGTAGTACCATTTAATATACCGCTTAAAAACGTTGTTTGTATGCCTGGTTTAGATGACGCTGAAGATTTTGAAGAGCGTACTCAATTCTGTCTTGAAATGGCTAAAAAATATCGTTTCCGTGGTTTAACTAGATTACATATTGCTGCTTGGAATAAAACATTAAACGTATAATATGGAAAATAGAAGAGACTTTTTTAAATATTTAGGAACATTTGCTGCAGGAGTAGTAGGTGCTAAAGTATCAAGTTATATTCCTAAAAAAGAAGAACCAAAAGAAGAATTAATGGTATCAAGTACTATTACAATAAAGCATGGTGATAAAGAGTACCACCCATTAGTAGTAGAGAAAACAACTTACGATGAAATGAAATTCACTGCTGCAAATGTAAGTCATTCTTTTGCTATTCAGGGAATGGAACCAACAATTAGAAAAGCAAAAGTATAATATGGAAGAATTAATTATTTGGGGTTATGTTGTAATAGCAATCCTATCAGCATTCGGTGCTGTAAATATGATTAGACAAATCAAAAAACTAAAGTAAAAAATAAATAAATGGTATTAGAATACAACAATGCTATTACTAATGAAGATTGCCAAATATTAATAGATGCAGCTCAACTTCATCTTGCTAAAGCAGAAACATTAGGTGAACCTATCGATGGATATAGAGTAGCAGAAAGCACCTGGCTTAACCCTAATAGAGAATCATCTCAAAGAATATCAAACATTATATCAGAATTAACATCCTTGCCTGTTGATAGCATGGAGTGTATTCAAATAGTAAAATATAAGGTTGGAGGTGAATATAAACCACATCATGACTTCTTTTATGAAAGTGAAAGTTATTCTGAAGAAATTTTAAAAAATGGTGGAAATAGAATAAAAACAGCATTGATATATCTAAATGATAATTTTGAAGGAGGTGCAACTGAATTTCCTAAACTAAACTATACTGTTACTCCAGCTAAAGGTAAAATGGTAGTATGGGATAATGTAACAGTTGATGGTGATTTGGATGAGGATAGTCTTCACGCTGGCTTACCCGTTACAGCAGGAATTAAATATATTGCTGTAGTGTTTATAAGAAAAGAAAAATTTGTTTAGTCAAACAAAATATATTATATTTAAACAAAAAGATAAGATGGAACTATTAAAAAAATCGAATGGTAGTCTAGCTCGTACACCAGAACAAGTAGAGCAAATGATTGAGAATGCATCTGAGGCGTATGCTCAGTTTCTTACAGCAGTAGGATTTGACTATAAAGCAGACAGACAAACTGAAGATACACCTCGTCGTGTAGCTAAAGCGTGGTTAAAAGACTTAATCGTAGGTAGTATTAGTAATGAACCAAACATCACAGTATTCCCTAATGATGATGGTTATAATGGATTAGTAATCCAATCAGGCATTCCTATCGTTAGTATGTGTGCACACCACAACTTAGCATTTACTGGGTTTGCTACATTAGCTTATGTACCAGGTGAAAACGTTATTGGTTTGAGTAAGTTAAATCGTATTGTAGAATGGTTTAGTCGCCGTCCACAAATGCAAGAATCATTAACACAACAAATTCATGATTATTTATCTGATAAAATGAATTGC